ACCCTTCATATCGTGTATGAAATTATCCGTATTGAAGGTGAGATTCTTGATATTGAAAGATTGACAACCGTTCTCCTTACATTCCTCACACGCTTTGTAATGAAGATTGAGATGGTGTTGGATACGGTCGGGATTACCCTTGATACATCTACCACACTCCGTAAAGATACTACGAGTGCGACCGCCGACACCCTTTCCACGATTACCGCGAGTTCCAGTCATAAGATGAGACATACTTATTCTCTGTAAGTATTGATTTATCAATCAACCCCTAGGGTAAGTATTGATTAGTCTAAAAAAAGATATCTTTTTATTGATTATTACAAATGATTATCCATCAAATATTTTTAAAAGTTAGTGAGAAAAATTTAGAAGACTTTCCTTGCTATATTGAAGGAATTAAAATGTGGAAACAATGGTGTCTTGATAACGGATATGAATATAAACTATGGTCACTTAAAGATTGTGAAGAATTTCTAATTGAATATTTCCCACAATATATTGTTCTTTGGACAGAGTTTAGACATGATATTCAAAGATGTGATTTTATAAGATATCTTATTCTTTTCATTCATGGTGGATGGTATTTAGATTGTGATGTGTATCCAATTCAAGATATGAAACCTTTAGAGAATAATAATCAAGTCTTTACGACATGGCATATCGATAAAAATAAATTACCTTACAATGCTGTGATGGGTTCAACAGATCGTAATCCATTATTTCTTAAGATAATGCGATCAGTAGAATACAGAACATATGAAAAGCAAAGTAAAAAAATATATGATACTTGGAAGGGTAGATTAGTCTTTCAAACGACTGGTCATCACATGCTTAAGAGACATGTTCCAAAAGAAGATATCCATGATTTACTCACAGTATTAAATGAAGAGAAACATATTGATAGTTCATCAAAAAATCCTTATTTTCATGATTCAAATATAAGTTCATGGTGGGGAAAATAAAATCTTATTTAATATAAATGCCAAGGTTCTCTGAACGGTCCGGATTTATTCTTTCTTGTGCGACTATTCCATCAAGGATTGAATATTTATGTAAGATCATACCAATGATGAAAATAAGATATAAATATTTTGTAATCAATCTTTGTCAAGAATATAAGCGATTTGGTAAATTCAAATTACCAAAATCACTCTTACAATTGTGCAAGAAAGATAAAAGAATCGTTTTTAATTTTGTTGATGATTACGGACCAGCATGTAAATACATCGGTGGTTTTGAATTCATGAGAAAGAAAAAATTGTATAATGATAATTTAATTATTATTGATGATGATACAGTTTACAATAAAGATTTATTTTATGAATTGATGGATGAAAAGACTAATGATAATATTACAACGGGTTCCGGTTTTGATTACGATCAAAATAGAAATTATAAAATTGTTGAAGGTAAAACCGAAATGGTTGAAGGATATGCTGGTATCTGTTTTGATTATAAACAATGGGATGATTTTATTCCTTATTATTCAAAATATTTTAAGTGTATTGATAATTTCAAATCAAATGATATTATACAAAAATATTTATGTGCTAGTTTTCTTGGAGATGATTTTATTATCTCAAATTGTTATAAAAATAAATTAGCAATTAAAAATGGGAGAAAATTAATTTCACCACAAGGTTACGGTTTTACTGAAGACGCACTCCATAAAAATAATGTCTTTGGTTCTAACATGGGTTCATATTTATATCTTCATCAAAATATTAAGATTTTAGATACATTTAAATTAAAGAAAAATTTAAATAGTGAAATTAGCGAAGCATCCAAGGTCACTTCTTCACTTGAATGCAAAAACTAACACATCCATCATTACCCTTTGCGATTATTTTCTGATTGTATTTATCACAGAATTCATCAACTGCTTGTTTAGTTCCAAATGACCAATTATTTTTACATTTATCCTTATTTAATTCATAATCATGTCCAGTAATATATCCACCATTTTTAACTTTTAGATATGCTAATTCTATATCTCTTTTAACTGCTCTATATGAATGGTCAGCATCAATATAAATAATATCATATTTATCATCTTCACAATTTGCTAAATAATCGTGAGAATAAGATTTATATAAATTTATACATTTATCATTTTCATATTTTTTGATTAATTCTTCATATTTCAATTCCATATTACAATGACTCATATTATTACCATCTTGATCTCCTGAACCAACAGTTCCGTAAAATAAATCAACTCCATCAACATTGTTATGATTACATTCTGTGATTAAAAAATCAAAAAACTCACCTTTAAATATACCAATTTCTAATATATCCGGCTTATCTGTACATAATGAACAATAATGTTTCATCATTTCTTTTCGCGTTTCAAATACTCTCATTTTTATTTTATTATATTCAATATAATAATATAAATGAAACTTTATAACGAAAAAGGCAAACTTGTAAATTGTAATGCTGAAATAGTTGAACAGAATTTAGTGAAAGCATATGTGAAACCAGAAGATAAAGTATTAGAACTTGGAGCGAGATACGGTTCAGTATCAATTGTAACGAATCAGATTGTAACTGATAAATCATCTCATTATGTTGTTGAACCCGATTCAGCTGTATGGGAATGTTTAGAGAATAACATGAAATTAAATAATTGTAATTTCAATATAATTAAAGGAGTTATATCAAAGAAAAAACTTAGTGTTTATCAAAATAATTATTCAACTTACACTTATGAACCAAAGGTAAGCTGTGCTCAAGATAATAATTCATCTGTAGAATGTTATGAAATACCAAAAATAGATTTTAATGTTTTAATCGTTGATTGTGAAGGTTTTTTTGAAACCTTTTATAATGAAAATAAATCATTTTTTAAGAATCTAAAAACTATTATATTTGAAAGCGATGAACCCGATAGATGTAATTATGATTATTTATTAAATGAATTTAATGAACTCGGATTCAAAATAATTAAGTGTATTGAAGAACCAACATGTAAAAATATGTATCATTACGTTTTACAAAAATAAAATAAAATAATTGATATATTAAATGCGAATTCTTTTTTGCAGTTTATCTGATAGACCGATTTTATCAAAGCCAATGTTTGATAAATTACAACAGTATTGTGATAGACATAATTATAAATGTGTTTTAGAAGATAAAATTTTAGATGAGTCGAGAGCACCTTCATGGTCAAAAGTAAGATTATTACAAAGAGAAATGAAAGCTAATCCAGATTGTGATATCATAGTTTGGATTGATGATGATATTTTAATTACTAGACAAGATATTAAGTTTGAAGAATTAATTCAACCTTATCCATTTGATAATATTTTAGTGAGTGAAGATGTTGTATGGTCTCCAATTAATTGTGGAGTTTTAGTCTGTAAAAATAATCAAACAACATATGATTATTTAGAAAATATATGGGAACTATGTGAACAATACCCTGAAAAAAAATTTGGCGGATTATGGGAACAAGATATCATGGTAACACATGCTAGAATGACCACAAATAAAAAATTACGCTTAACAGTTATTCCACATAATATTATTCAAAGTTTTTATAGAGACCACGATTTACCACCAGAAAAGAAGTGGAGAATCGGACATTTCTCAGCACATTTCACTGGAATGTCTTTAGAAAAAAGAATTGATATGCGAGATCAAGTTTTAAAATTTTTAAAATAATATATTAAATATACATTATATATAATGCCCAAGAAGCAACCCAAGCAGCAAGCGAAGCAGTCCAAGAAGACTGTTCCGAAAGTTCTCAAAGTGAAGGATGAAACACCTTCTGAGAAGTTTGATGATATTCATCCGAACCTTCCAAGCATGCCTTCATTATGTTTAATCATTGGATCAGTGAGATCTGGTAAAAGTAATCTTTTAGTGAATTACTTCTGTAATCCAGATTTTTACAAAGATAAGTTTGATGTTGTGAAGTTCGTATCAACTACATTACATACTGATAACAAAGGTAAAATACTTTCAAAACATTTTGATTGTATGGATCATTATGAAGATAGTATTATTGAGAATATTAAAAAGTCTCAAGGTCAATATGAAAACAAAGAAGACCGACCAACATATGCTCTTGTGATGGACGATGTATTAACAAAAGATTTTAAGAAAACAAATCAAGTAAGTTTCTTCTCAACCCGATTCAGACATTATATTGATTTTTATATTATCGCAGTTCAGAGTTTCCGTGCTGTCAGTGGTATGATTCGCAACAACGCAACCGACGTCATAATTTGCAAGCAGCAGAACCAAAAAGAGTTAGAGAAAATCGCAGAAGAGTATGCTGACATGGTTGGTGGTCATGATAAATTCATGGAACTGTATAATGAAGCACACAAGGATCGGTATTCATTTTTATATTTGAAATTATCTGAAAATCCTGCTGAAGCATATGTGAGACATGAAAGAAAGATTTATCCGACTCGTGATTCAGAAGAAGCGGAAGAACTAGAGATTGACTAGCGAAGCAGTTGTTTCTCTGAAAACTAATTAATTATTTTAATTTTAAATTTTTAATATTATTCATTTTATAAAATGGATTTATACGGCACGAATGGGAATGCTATTGCCATGGGTAATGCTCGCATGGCGGCAGTAAGAGATTTTAATGATCGTGTTAGACAACATAATGAACAAGTAAACAGCACGATTCAAGGTCTTAGAGATGCTGAAGCAACTACTGAAACAATTAAAGCGATAAAAGAACAAGCAACTAATCTGTGGACAGCAAAAGATATTCCCGGAAAAGTTAATGAATATTATAAATGGAAAGCAAGTAGAAATGCCCCCAATCCAACTGAAGGTTCAATTCGTAGCACTCGTCAAGCACCACCAGCCGATGCAGAACCGGCACCCGCCGTCACAGAAGCCGGAGCAGACACAACTGAAGCGGGTGGAGAAGCGATTTCTGAAGGTGCTAATGCTGGTGAAACGGTATCTGAAGTTGCCGCATCATCTGAAGGTGCTGATGGTGCTGTAGCAAAGGGTTTAGCAAAAGAAGGTGAAGATATAGTTGAAAAAGGTGCTCTTGGAAAAGTCATGAGTAAAGTTGGTGTTCTTGGTAGTGCGGCACAAGGTGGAATGGATTTATATGAAGATATTAAATCTGGTCAAATTCAAGGAAATAATACATGGGAAAAAGCATCTAATGTTTTACAGATTGGCGGTTCTATTGCTGATATAGCAGGGACAGTATTCCCACCTGCGAAACTTCTTGGTGGTGTTCTTGATTTAGCATCTGGTATTACTGATACAGTTGGAGAAAAAGTAGAATCTGATCAAAAAAGTGAAGATTTAACAACAGAACAACAGCAAGATACTGAACAACAAATGGAAGCACCGGCACAGCAAACTATTAGCACTGGAAGAGTATCTTAAGCCGAAGGCAACCTTCGTTAAGAACTTTTTTAATTATTATTTTTTTGATTTTTTTATAATTTGAATGTTATAAATAAATGAGTACATATTGGTCAGCGGATGATTCGGCACGAGTTGGCGAGAAGAAGATTTCGGTCCCTTCTGAGAATGGACTTTCATATTCACCCGGTCAGAAGGTTCAGATCTTTGTAGACCCATCCACTAAATTCATGGATGGTCGTGAATCTTACCTTCAGTTTAATGTAAAACTATCTTTACCTTCGGGTGCTACTCCAACTCGCCTTCAGTTAGATAAATGCACTTCTACACTAATTAAGAATATTCGTATTTATGACGGGTCTCGTGGTCAACTCTTAGAAGAGATTTCTGATTATGCGACTTATGTTTCTGTAAAGTATGATTATGATAAAGATAAAACTACTGAAAACATGCGTGCTTTGACTGAATGTTGTGCAGTTCATCAACCGGATAATCGTGGAGACCAAGGCACAAGCAAGACTCCAATGGCGAATACAGTAACAAATCCTTTCTTCAAAAAGACTTCGGGTAATCAGAATGCTTCTTTCAGTGATTCTGATTTCTTAAATGCCAAGATTACACTAAGCCTTCACACCGGTATATTTGCTGACAGTGTTTCTATCTTCCCAGTCATGATGACCAATGGTATTTACATTGAAATTGATTTGAATGAAGCAGAATATGTTATCAAGCAGTTAGATTCAGTTCTTCGGGATGTAAGAACTAGATTAAACCCGCATTTTCATTCGTTAAATGGTAGTTCTGCTCCGGATAACTGGGTGAATGGGTCAGCATCCACAACTTTCTATGTTTCGGATTTAAATAATCTTGGTGGTGCTGATAGAGTTGCTCGTTTCCCTTTTGTAGTTGGTGAAACTTTTAACTTCTGTAAATTTAATAATAATGGATCAGCAAGCACATTATCTGCCGTAGCAAAGATATCTGAGATTAATCTCAGTAGTGCTGCTGATGGTGGTGAAGGTCTCATTGAAGTTGTATGTGATGCGACTTTAACCAATAATGGTGTAGATATTATAAGTGATCAGTTTGTCATGTATTCAACTGCTGTTGCGGATGCTGCTTCGTATGACGCAAGCTACGTAATATCAAATGTAAATCTAGTTGTTTCTCAAGTAATGTTAGATCCACAGTATGAAGCGGGTATGATTAGTAAAGTTCGTGAAGGCAGAGCAATTGAGTTTGATATCATGTCTACAACTAATTACAAGCACAGTATTCTTGCTAGTGATAGACAGACTACCTTCCAAATTTTCGCTCAGAATAGCAGAGCAAAGGCACTCTTAATTGTTCCACAAGATTCTAGTGTTTACACTTCGTCACAGTTAATTTCTGGATCTGGCACATATGTTATCCAAGGAACTAATTACTCAAGTGAAACTGGCAAAACAGCAGCTGATACATGCATAGCATCAACTCGCTCGGCATACACTGGTATTGTTGATGAACTCTCCAGCATTCAATACACTATCAATGGAAAGCGTGTTCCTTCTAGAGAGATTTCTACAAAGAAGATTGCTACTAAGGAATCACTTGACGCATTCCATCTATACGAATTAGAGAAGACTCTGGATAATGCCGGTATTCCACCGAAATCTTTCAGTGAATTCTTGTCTAACTTTGTATTCGGAAGAAGTTTCTCAGCAGGGGGGCAGAATGGGGTTCTTGACTTAAGGGGCAAGGATCTTGCTGTCATTCTAAAATATCAGACCAGTATTCAACCGAGCAAACCGAAGTTATTCAACTCGTATGTATTCCATATTCGCCGATTAGTAATCAGTGATGGATCTGTGGAAGTTATCCAATAATTTTTTATTAATTTAATTTTTAATATTTTTATAATACTTTAATTATAAATATGAGCAATACTTCCCGTTACATTGAAATTAGACCGGATAATATCCCAGCGGATGGAAAGATATCTTTCAAGAACGGATTTCCAGTTCTTTCATTTACTATCTCCGCACAAGATGGCATGCTTGACCCAAGCACTGTAAGGATTGTTGGTGATTTTGCTGCTTACAAAGATAATCTTGCTACTCCCACTCGTCTAACAGATGGAGATAATGTTACCATGAATAATCGTCTTGGTATTTACAATGTAATTGAATCTCTAACTATTCGGGCAAATCGCTCAAAAATGGTCTGCGAAAATATTCGACATTATTCAAAATTCATGAATTCATACTTGACGTGCACATCGTCGCTCCAAGATCAAATTTCCCACCTTCAGCAGACGTGTTTGATTTACCCGAATGCTACTACTTTCCGTAAGGCTGTCATGGAGAATGCCAGTTCTGCTGTTTCTCAGACAAATCAGTTTTCTATGCATGTCCCTTGTGGATTCTTAAAGTCTGGTCAGATGATTGATTTAAGACCCGATGGATTTGGTGGTATTCAGTTAGAATTCCTTTTACAACCAGATTCTAATGTTCTATTCAACACAAATGGATCTACCACGGGTATTGGTGACGCTCACTATGAATTATCTAATCTCAAATTAACTTGTGAAGTAAGTGATATGCCCGCTGGATCACCCAGTGAACCGGAAGGAGCATATGAGTACAATACTATCACTTCTCTATACACTAGCATTAACTCCACGAATGCTCAGATTCAGTATTCTCTTGCTTTACAGAATGTTATTTCGGCATTTGTTACATTCATGCCAGTTTCTAATATTAATACTCTTACTCAAGACGGTCAAGCAACTACTTTCCCCAGTGGTGATGGATCAAGTCTCACAGCACTCGCTCCAATCCACAGAGTTCAGTATCTCAAGGGTGGTTCTAAATACCCCGCTGATTTTGACTATGTAACAAATATTGTTGATGCTGAGAATACGGTATCAAAGGTTGTTGATCCACAGATAGTTAAGACTCTGGTTGAAGCGATTAGCCCAGACAGTCAGTATTCCATGGAGCGTATATCTGTATCTCCAGTTAACATGAACAGAAACTACAATATGACTACTTCTGCTACTGGTGAAGATTCTTACTTGAATATTGCTGAAGGTGGTGGTGTCTATGGTCTCGCGGTCAAGTATGGTATTGGTGAATCGGGTGATGATTTCTCTCAAGAGCAGTGGGGTCTCTCAATTGAATCTGATCTTAAATCTGATAATCCAATGGGCGTTTATATCTTTATCAAGTCTAAGGCACAACTGTTATATTCTCCGCAGGGCGTTCAGTTACGCCAGTAAATAATTTTCTATGTTTTTTTATTTGATTAATTTTTTTTTATTTTTTTTATAATACAATCATTATAAATTAAATATGTCTTCTGATAATAATGATGATAATGATGATATTCCGAACTTCCTTATGCTTGATCAGATTCCCGCAAATTACACTCAACAGTTGGAAACCGATTTACTAGAACCAGTCGTTTTCTCGCAGGGTGCTGCTACCACAGATGGATTCGCACGATTCACTCTACAGAACAAGGGTTTCTTACATTCACACAGTAAGATATTTGTCGCATTAAAACCCAATGCCGCTCAGACTGATGTTTATCTTCAACCGCATGTTGGTATCGCACAGATTGTGAAGAAGGCTGTTCTCAAAATTGGAAACAAGACTCTTAATGAAATTGATTCATGGGCGGCACTTCATGCTGTCAAGTCGTCTCTAATCACGAATGAAAACAATCTTGAGCGTGAACAGTATATGACGGGTCGTGTTATGAATCATGGATTTGTATACAATGATGATAGTAAGGTTTTTGCTGATGCGCACGGTCTAGATAATGGAATGGAATACGATGCAACATCTGGAAGAATAAATCAACCCACATGGGCAAAAATGACTGGCACTGCTCCGCAAGATTGTCCTTCGTACAGTATTGATTTAAGCGATTTATTCCCCTTCCTTAAGGTGAATCAGTTACCACTATATCTTATTAAAGAACCAATTAATATTGAAATTACTTTCCATCCAACTACCAAACAGCGTGTTCAGATCTCTGCTGGTCAGACTCCAAATTTAGAATGCGAGATTGTTCGTGATGAACTTAAGTTCTGTGCTGATTACATCTTCTATGGAACTAGTGATGAAATGGACAGATATGCTCAGGGTCGTGGTAAGGACTTAAATTTCTCATTTGTTGATTACCGACTTGTTGAACACACTACTTCTCCGACACAGTTAGCATCCGGTCTTGTTCGTAATCTTGGTATGGCTAATCGCATGGTTCCGCGTGTTATTACACTGTTCCCCGCTGATGCTCAGACTGAAGATACTATTTTGGGTCCAAATAATAGTATGGCACCAAGTCAAAGTGCGAATGGTGTTTCTGGTCCAATAAAGTATAATCTCCGTTATAATGATAGATTTGAATTTACTTCTGATGTTGATAATCTTGCCCGTCTATTCTCTATTTTCCAGCAGTCAGAAGGAGTTCCTTTCATTACTCGTCAAGAGTTCAGTGATTGCGGAACAGTTGCTGGTGGTTTAACTGATGATACATATCAAGGTCGTGATCAGCAAGGCATGGAAGGTCATATGTTTAATCTTTCTACTCGTCTCACCAATGGTCGTGTTGGTCAGCGGGGAATTGAACTTCATATCACTCATGATGCTCCAAGCTCTGGCAGAGTTGTTGATTTACTCCGTTGCTTCTGTGAATACATTAGAGTCGCAAGATTATCTAATGGATATTTTGAAGTATACAATGCTTAAACCAAAGGTATGCTTCGCTAAATTTTAAATTTTTTTTAATTAAAAAATAAATCTAAATTATATTCATATAAAGAATGAGTATAAAATCTAATAACCCTTCTGAAGATATTTCAAAAGCGAGACCGAAGTTAAAACCAAATACAGTAAAACAATATGAAACACAATTAAAAAGATTACAAAAATTATTTGATACTGATGGTTTTGATTTCTTAAAAAATGTTGATGAAGTCGTTGAAAAATTAAAGGATAAACATTTTACAACAGCAAGGAATTTTTACAATAGTATTATTGTTTTATTGATGGCATTGAATCATGATAAAAAACAAGATAAATTAATTGAGAAATATGTTACAATTAGAGATAAATTAAATGAACAATATGCTGAAGATCAAAGCACAGGTAAAATCTCTGAAAAACAAAAAAATAACTTTGTTGAAATTTCAGAAATAAATAAGATGTTATCTCAAATGGAAAATGAAATTAAAAGAGATAAACTTAAGAAAAAGGAAAAGATTAATCGCAATGATTTAAACTTACTTCTTGGTTATACTTTATTTTCATTCTTGTTAAGATTACCGACACGCAATGATATGAGTGGAATGAAGATAATTTCAAAAACAGCATATAATAATTTATCTGATAAAGAAAAAGAAAATGAAAATTATTTAGTCAAAGAAAAAAATAAGATGTTTTTAGTTCTTAATGAATATAAGACAAATAAAAAATATGGTGAAAAAAAGATAGATGTTCCCAAGGATTTAGAGAAGATTTTAAGGATGTTTATTAGAATCACTAAAAAAGATAATGGAGATGTTTTATTTACAAATTTAAAAGGAGATCCAATTACAAGAAATGGTATTTCTCAACTATTAATTAAAACTTCAAAAGAATATTTAAATAAGAATATCTCAACGACCATGATGCGCAAAATAGTATTGTCGGACAAGTTCGCTGATGTGAATGAAGAGAAACAAAAGATGGCTCATATTACGGGTCATGATGTTTCAACAATGGATAATGTTTACATTAAAGAGAAATAATCTCTTCCATTATCTTTTTCGCACTTACATGTTCATATTGACTATTACTGAATTTTCTTTTATTTTTTCTAATTTGTGATTTATCTGGTCTCTCAACAAATGAAGCCGGATAATTTACATATTGTGGACAAAAAGCATTTCTTAACATTGTATCAACTGCTCTACATCTTCCATTATAATCAAGTGAATCATACATTCTTCTTGCTGTTTGCCACGTTGGAATATATATTGCTAAACACATTATCATTCTATATTCTTTATTTTTTATCTGATTAATTCCTTTTTCAAATTCTACTTTTAAAGGACCATCTGTTAATCTTACATGACTACTAAATCCACCGATATAAGTAAATCCATCAACGGGTAAATCATCTGGATGTGGAATATCATTTACTTGAAAAGCATCGTCTTCTAAAATTAAAACTTTATCTAATTTATTTTGAACAATGTATCTATATAAATTTCTATGACTTATATAACAACAGCATTTTGCCGAATGCTCATCTGGATTAATATTATGATATGATATCATTCTTTTCCATATTGGATCATTCTCTGTTAAATCTTCTTTACTTGTAGCAGACCATCTTGTAAATCTATCATCTTGTTCATAATGTTTCCATCTATCTTTTGCAGAATCTAAATTAACTACAAAAATCTTTTCCATTATTAATTATTCATATAATAATGAAACTCAAAAAAAAATCCTTTATTTTACTGAAAGTGCCATTAACGCACCAGAGAAATTTATAAACAGCCCTTTTTTATTTAAACTCCGACGCTTATGATTTAATCAAAAGTAATTATAATTTCTTTGTAATCTTTTTTAAAAACATA